AAAGAAAAGGCACATACATGTTTACCATAGACTGGGCATGGGAAAACAAAGCAGGGATGTTAGACACTAACTTCAGTGAAGACCCCGAACATAAATGTGCTCACATGTTTAGAATGGATGATGGTAACTTCTTTGCCTATCCGAATAACAGAACGATTTGGTACGATGATGCTTTTATGGAAGAAAGGCTATCAGAAAATCCGGGATACAAGATAGACCAAAACTTTTACACCGTAGAGAATACAAGAGAGGAAGATACAATAACTGACGATTCCTACATGACTCAGTTTGAACGCCCTGAGTGAAGGTATTCTTTGACCACATTACGGGTAAGCTAACAAACCATGATTTAGTTTATTCTTTAGCACTAGCACACTTTGAAGAAAAAGAATATTGCTTTGCTTTTGAGAATGGATGGATTCCATTGTCTTGGTACTACACACCCCTAAGACAACTAACTTGGATTAATGCAAGAAATACTAGAATACAACTTAACAAGTTTACATTTAGTAAAAAACAAAAAAAGACACTACGTAAAGAAAACATTACAGTAAGGATATACGATAAATTAGATGATGCACTTTTCACTACTATTTCCAGTATTTATAAAAAATATATTAAACATAAAAAGTTTCATGAAAAGAACTTTGAAAAAGAAAGCGAAGTATTTGAAAGACAAGACTACATTGATTGGAAATATTTTATCTATTGTTACAAAGATAAACCGGTAGCTTTTACAGAATTAAAAGTTTATGATAGCAAACATGTTTTAACAGGACAGTTTGGATGGGATTATGAAAACCCTAGACTCGGTATCGGAACCTATGCAACCTTATACGAAATAGACTGGGCTATCAAAAACAAATGCAAGAAATATTATTTAGCTTATGGATATGAAAAATCAAATGTTTATAAATCAAGATTTAAAGGTTTTGAATTTTGGAATGGTAAAAGTTGGATAGATAATAAAACTTTGTACAAGAAACTTTGCGAACATGATACAGAAATAAATACACTAGAAGATTTAAATAAATATCAAAGAACATATTTTACAATAGATGGCTAAACGACCAACAGAGAGTACAGGAATTATACATATTCCTAAAAGCACAAGTATAGGAAATGGTAAAACTAAAATGTCATCTATGAATAAACACAAACGAAGAACATATAAAAAATATAGAAACCAAGGTAGATAATGTCAGACGATAAGTATTCAAATAATGTTAGAGTCATCGAAGAGTTAAAAAAAATATCAGATGCACCTAATCAAAAAAAACAAGCAATCAAATCATCCCAGAAAGCAGCAACGGCTGCATTGGGTAGTGTTGTTTTGAATACACCTGTTGTTAGTTCTATAAAAGAAAAAATAGAATCTAAAATAAACAAGATACCTTTTAGTGATAATATGCTAGTTGGCACAAATAAAATAGGTTTAAAACTTGGTGGTGAAACATATAAAAGTTCTTTTACAGTTAATAAAGATGGCAATGCTAGTTTAAACTTATCCAAGTCATTTACAAAAGATTTACAAACAGAATTGTCTGCCGATAAAGATAAAGTTAAAGTAGGATTAAAATTAACTTTTTAATGGCAGACCCTAGAGTAGGAACAGGAAAGAAACCCAAAGGTTCAGGAAGAAGATTATATACAGATGAAAATCCTAAAGACACTGTTAGAATTAAATATGCATCAGTACAGGATGCAAAGAATACAGCACGTAAAGTTAAAAAGATTAATAAACCATATGCTAGGAAAGTTCAGATACTTACTGTCATGGAACAGAGAAGTAAGTTCGGTGGTAAACCACAACAAGCAGCAATAGCAAAGAGAGCAAAGTTACAACTAAAGAAAAAACATGGCACTAGCAAAATCACAAAGAAGTCTTAAATCGTGGACAAAACAAAAATGGCGAACCAAGTCTGGGAAACCCTCTTCAAAGACAGGAGAAAGGTATCTTCCGGAAGCAGCCATCAAAAGTCTCAGTCCTCAAGAATACGCAGCTACGACCAGAGCAAAGAGGAAGGGAACAAAAGCAGGAAAGCAATTCGTCAAACAACCAAAACGAATTGCCAAGAAGACGAGAGCCTATAGGAGGGTATCATGATAAATAAAGTATGGAATAAATGGAATGGTCTTAACAGAAATGCTAAGATTGCCATTATCGTTATAGCAGTTGTTGCTATAGGATGGTTGGTTAAATGAATCCTAAAAATATAAAATTTAATGGTAAGTCCGATAATCGAAACAATCGGACTACCAACTTTGGTATGCTGTCTGTAAAGGCAGGGATAGATAATAATCCTGCAGCTACTCAAGCAGATAGAATTGCAGGGGCTACAATGAAAGGAAAAAAGAAAAAGGCATAATGGCATTAACAGATAAAGAAAAAGAGCAACTAAAAAATAAATTTAATAAATACGTAGACACTATATCTAATGCTTTAGATGTAAGTAAAACAGAAGTTAAAAAAATAATTTCTAAGCATAATACTAACGGAACTTTATCAGAGATATATGCCGATTATTCTAAAAAAAAGGATAAGTTTAAAGGTGGTGTACCGGGAGGATTTAGTAAGTATTTTTCCGATGAAATGCTTAAAGCAGACGAATTAACTAAGAAGCATAAAAGACAAGCCCAAGAGGGTAACTACAATAAAGAAACTGGTGAATTTACTCGTAAAGGGCCTAGAGGAAATAGAACTAAAAAATACACTAATAGTGTTAGGATTATAGAATAATGGCATACGGAACAAAAACAAAAAAACCAAAAGATAAAACAGTAGTAATGATTGCTGTAGGAAAATTAAAACCGAAAAAAAATGGCACTAAGCGAAACTCAAAAAAGAAAAAACTTTCTTAAAAAACATGGACTTAAAAGATTTAATTCTGCAGTCAGGACCACTGAAGGTGGTAAGAAAGGTAAGGTCGGTATACTCGAGAACGGGAAGCCCCGCCTTATTCGCTTCGGTGATGCTTCTATGGGTCACAACTATTCCCCAGAAGCTAGGAAGTCTTTTAAAGCAAGGCATGGAAAAAATATTGCAAAAGGCCCAACAAGTGCTGCATACTGGGCAAACAAAGTTTTATGGGCAGGTAAAGGCGGTTCGAAAAAAAGCCCTCCTAAAAGCCAACGAGTGGTTAAGGGAGCCAGAAGTTAAATTAAGTGGTAACGTCTTTAAAGCTAACAAAGGCGAAGAAACAGTTACACAAGTAGAGTTTAAAAAAGATTAAAAGTTTGACGATGCCTTCGGGGTCGTTGATATCTAGCTTAAAGCAAGGAGGTATAACATGACTTTTACACTAGATAAATACATGCCCTACACAGTAGGGTTTGATAGATTCTTTGATACATTAGATATTGTAAGTAATACTGATGCCAAAGGATTTCCACACTACAACATTAAAAAAATAAATGATGGAGAGTGGCAAATAGATTTTGCACTAGCCGGTTTTACAAAAGATAGTATTGACATCAATGTTAAAGACAATACACTAACTGTAAAAGGTGAAATGGAATCAGACAAAGATGAATATCTGTACAAAGGTATTTCTACTAAAAAGTTTTTTAAGACTTTTTCACTGGCAGAATATACAGAGCCTACAGATGCAACTATGAAAAATGGTATTCTGACAGTTACATTAAAACAAGAATTACCAGAAGAAAAAAAACCAAGGACAATTAAAATAAAATAGTGCCAATATATTCTTATAGAAATAAGAAGACGGGTAAAGTCTGGGATGAGTATCTATCGTATGATGATAGGACCAAGCCACTTGCTAATTCAAACGTAGAGATGGTGATAACTGCACCCAGACTTTCCTTTATTGAAAGAGGGGAACATAAAGGTCGAGACCAAATGATTGAAGCTGCTCGTAATGGAATGAGAGAACGACAAATAGAAGAACAAGTCGGAATACGAAAATCTCCTGAGTGGTTAAAAGAAAGAACAGAAAGACATCTACAAAAAGTTCGCAATGTTAGTTCCTGAAAATAAAAAAGAATTAGCTTTAACAGAAAAGCAAGAAACATTTTTAACTGCTTTGTTTGGAGAGGCACAAGGTAATCCTAGAGTGGCCGGTGAGATTGCAGGATATGCAGACTACCATCAACCCTTACGTGCATTAAAAGAAGAAATTATTACAAGAGCAGAAGAACAGTTAGCTGCTTTTGCACCGAGAGCAAGTATGGGTATGATTAATGCTTTAGATGAAGATGGAAGTTTACCCGGTGCTAATATTAGAATGGAAGCAGCCAAACAAATTTTAGATAGAGTAGGATTATCGAAAAAAGAAAAATTAGATATTACAGCTAAAGTTCAACACGGAGTTTTTATATTACCACCTAAAAACAATGACTGAAAAAATTAAAATAGCTAGAAGAAAAAATGCTAGAGTAATTCCTTATGGTTACGAAGTATCAGAAGAAGACCCTGATTTTCTAATACAAAACGAAGAACATATGGAGTTAATTAAAAAAGCAAAAAAGTTTATAGAAAATAATTGTTCTTACAGAGAAACTGCAGAATGGTTATCACATCATACAGGTAGAAAGCTGACAGGTATGGGATTAAGAGAAGTGCTAAAAAGGGTAATACATAAAGGTTGGTAAGCGAACCTAAACCAAAAAAATCTGGTAGAAGAAGAGTAAAAGATTTAAATACTCCTTTAACTATTAAAGAAAAAAAAGCACGTAAGTCTGCTCAAGATTTATTACGTGAAAAAAAAGAACAGTTAGAAAAAGCACAAGCTAACTATTGGTCTACCAAAAGTAAATTAAAAAAGATTGATAATGTATTAGAAGGGAAAGAACAACTTATTGAAAAAGATAAGATTGAAGAAACAACTCCTAATATTAGAGAAGCTATCAAAGATAGAGAAGTTATCTTTGAACCCAATGAGGGACCACAAACAGAATTTCTAGCAGCATCCGAAAGAGAAGTATTTTACGGAGGAGCAAGAGGTGGAGGTAAATCATACGCAATGTTGGTTGACCCACTTCGTTATTGTGATAAACAAAAACACAGAGCATTATTAATTAGACGGACAATGCCTGAGTTGAGAGATTTAATAAATCACTCACAACAATTATATCCCAAAGCTTATCCGGGTGCTAAATGGAGGGAACAAGAAAAAGAATGGAAGTTTCCTTCTGGTGCTAGAATTGAGTTTGGATATGCGGAAAACTTAACTGATGCTTTACGTTACCAAGGACAATCATATACTTGGATTGGAATAGATGAATTACCGCAATATCCTACCGAAGACATATATAATTTTCTTCGGTCCTCTTTACGAAGTGTAGACCCAGAGATTCCTGTATTTATGAGAGCAACAGGAAATCCGGGAAACGTAGGTTCACTATGGGTAAAGAATATGTTTGTTGACCCTGCTGTACCTAATACAAAGTTTGATATAGATATTAAAACACCCACAGGA